GCAAAGGCATCATGTGGCTCGATGACCTCATCGACTACGCTACATCAAAAGGTTTTAAGATAAAGGAATTAACATAATGGCACGTCCTACAAAAATTATTGACGCTAAAGTTGAAGCAGTTCTCGTAAAGCCAGCCGTGAATGAGAAGGACGCCCTTCTCGCGTGGCTTCGTTCGCCAAAGATAAATATGTTTGAACGCAACACCCGCTGGCTGGCGGATCGGATTGAAGAAGGGGAGCATTTGAAATGACAGACATTAGAGAAAAAGCCTTGGCGCTGGTGAATGAGTTGTTTGCCGAAAGTGGCGGTTCACCGATTGATTACGCCGCGCTATTTGGCGCAGGTGATATCGTTACGCTCGCACTATGCCGCGCCATCGAACGTCACGAAGCCTATGAGCAGAAGGTGAGCGATGCGGTTGAAAGTGCTTTGCTTGATGCAGAGGACGGCGCAACAATCAGGAACAACCTTGGACACTTCATCATTCCCAAGCCCAAGCCTGACCCGCTGGTGGATATTCTTTTGGACATGGAATTAAGCCACGACCAAGAGCAAGGCCAGCATGACGCTAGGTATCTTCGCGCCAAACTGGAAGCGCGTGGGCTGGAGATACGGGAAAAGGGGCAATGAAATACCCGAACATAATATCGGTGCGCGAGATTATCGAAACCGCCAACCAAAACATGACCCGCGTGCCACCCGGCATGGCATGGGTTCCGGCTAGGGCATACGGCTACCCGTCGTTCTGCTCGAGGGTTAAGGCGGCGTGGTTAGTGTTCACAGGCAAAGCCGACGCGCTGACATGGGAGAAGGGGCAATGACAAACCCAATCCAAACTAAGCGTATTGAGATGGCGGACAAACGCAAGGGCCGAAGCTGCTTCTATTTTTCGGGGAGCAGGTCTGGCCGCATTTCATGGGCTGACTGGTTTTATATACGGGAGAAACGAAATGATTGACTTCATTAAACAACGCAAAGCGCGGCTTTTGACTTTGCCTGTTCAACTGTTTGCCGCAACGCTTTATTATTTTGGTCAGCCGGAACTTGCAATTTTACTTTTGATGATGTCCCTAATTGAGTGCGCTGCTTTCGTTGACGCTTATCGCAATGGGTATTTACCGTGACCCTGCGCCAATTCCTGTTCGCCAATTTCGGCTGGGATATTTATGAATGGGCCGATGACGATATTCGATTTTAAAGGAACAAAGCAAATGGAACAAGACCCAGCATCCGAATGGCAGTCCGGTTATGACGCTGGCGTCGAAGCCGCAATCAATGCGCTAGAAGCCGACGCCATGAAGTGCGACTGCTTTGCGCTTGAGGAAAGCGAGTGCGGCTGTGGCGCATGGTGGGATTACAAAACGATTAAGTCAGAACGAGCGGTCGAGATTGTCCGCGCACTAAAGGGAGAAACGAAATGAAACAGGTATTAGCAGCACAACTGGCCGAGTGGATCGACAACAACACACACGGCTTCACCAAACGGGACGGCAACGATATTTATATCGAAGGCATCATTGATGCTTACGATCTTCTCGTATATGTCCAGTCGCTCCTAGCGGAGAGAACTACAACGCAAATCCAAGCGGACAACAAAGCGTCTTACACCGGCCGGGTTGTAAAGGTTGCGGTCGAAGGTGGCGACTTCACGGAGGCATAGTCATGGACAAGATAAGATGGAAAGACGAAGAACAAAAAGTGGACTTTGTTCCAGTATTCATAATCGGTTTTGAAGAAGAGTTTGAGCGCGGCGTAATAATATCCACCTCCGTGTATAAACTGATAGCTGAAGCCGGGCATGATGCCGAACTCTATGTGATAGACGCGGCGGTAGATATGCTGATGCAGAAGCGCGACCAAATTGAAAAGAGGGATTTGAACTAATGAAATTTAAGACACTGTATGAGGTCGGGTTCACCGACCTCGTGTCCGTTATCCCGCCGAACGCTGAGTTGTCGGCCATGTCTAAAATCCAAGCGGATCAGGCAGGCAAAGCGCCCGGTCGGCAGAATGCGCAAGGCACATGGGGTGGCTATGCTTGGCAGGACTATGTGCCGACGCCCAATGATGTTGAGCGGTGGGACCGCAGCCATGCTAATATCGGCTTGAAGGCCAGCAAGTATCCTGCGGTTGACATTGATGTTGTTAACGAGGGGCTGGCTAGGGTCATTGGCGATATGGCGGTGAAGGCATTGGGCAAAGCCCCGATGCGTATTGGTCGTTACCCCAAGCGCCTGTTCATGTATCGCACCGACGATAAGATCGGCCGTATGCAAGTGCGGTTCCGCGATGGCCGCGGTGTCGAGCAGCTTGTAGAATTTCTAGGGGACGGGCAGCAATACGTCATCGCCGGTATTCACCCTATCACTAAGGAGCCATACAGTCTCGATGTGGACTTGGAGGCACGCGGCCCGGCTGGGTTGAAGAAGGTCACGCGGGAAAAGATCGAGCGGTTCTTTGCTGATCTGACGGAGACGTTGGAGATGATGGGCTGCGAGATTATCCACGCCGACAAGACGGCGCAGAAGGCAGTCGAGCGGCAGTCAGTCGATCAGGCTTCGCTTACTGCGCCGAGTGTGGTGCATGTGGCTGCTGCCGTGACCGCAATCCCGAACAAGACCGAACACTTCCCTGACCGTGATGACTATATCCGCATGGGCTATGCCATCAAGGCGGCATGTGGCCCCGACAATGAGACGGATGCGTTCGAGATTTTCGCAGGCTGGGCCGAGCGTTGGGAAGACGGCGTTAACTCGCTCGATACTATCGAAGCAGACTTCGGCCGTATGCACCCACCCCATGAGTTGGGTTGGGACTGGCTGGCGGGTAAGGCTGCGACCTTTGGCTACAAGCGCGAGGTCGATGAGTTCGATGTGACGGACTTCAGCGACGAAGACTTTGGCGTGGTGGCCTCGGCTGGCGAAACGCCGATTGAGTATAGCGACATTGCATTGGCGCAGCGCGTTGCTCGGCTACACGTTTCGGATATCCGATACGTTGTGGGCGGCATGGGCTGGGTCGCATGGGATGGCAACAAGTGGGCCAAGGACGTAGCGAACAAGCATCTATCCATCGTCCGCAAGGTCTGCGCTCAAGCATCGGCCGAGGCGTTGCAGAACATTGAAAGCCCACAAAAGGGTGAGCGGATCGCGCAGCGTGTGGCGTCGTATAATGTCATCGCTAACGTGGCGAAGCTGGCAGCGGTGGAACCCGCCATGCAGGCGACAACCGAGCAGCTAGACGCCGACATCTATATCCTCAACACCCGGTCGGGGATGGTGGACTTGAAGACGGGAGTGTTGTTCGCGCATGACCGTTCTCGCATGTGCACAAAATGCACATCGGTTGAGGCGGACTTCAGCAAGCCAGCCCCGCAATGGCAAGCGTTTCTCAATGAGGCGTGCAACGGTGATAGTGAGTTAATCACTTACCTTCAAAGGTTGGCTGGCTATTCGGCTACAGGTTCGACTAAGGAGCATGTCCTCGCCTTCGCCCACGGCTCCGGCGGCAATGGCAAAGGAACCTTCCTCGGAGCGATAGGCAATATCCTTGGCGATTATGCCACCGTGGCCAGTGCGGACGTATTCTTGGCGTCGAACAATCAGCGTCACCCTACAGAGTTGGCGTCGTTGATGGGTGCAAGGCTCGTTCACGCGCAGGAGATTGACCCGTCGCGCAAGTGGGACGAAGCCAAGGTCAAGGCGCTGACTGGCGGTGACAAGATCAGTGCGCGGTTCATGCGGCAGGATTTGTTTGAGTTCAATCCGCAGTTCACGCTTGTAATCGCGGGCAATACGAAGCCAGAGATTACTAATGTGGATGACGCTATGCGTCGGCGTATGCACCTGATCCCCTTCGAGACAAAGCCGCTCCGCAAGGACGTTGACTTGCCGGACAAGCTGAAGGAAGAATACCCAGCCATCTTGGCGTGGGTTATCGAGGGTGCGAAGGCTTGGCTGGAGCAGGGCTTGAACCCACCGCAGGTAGTTATCCAAGCTACCGACGAATATCTTGCGGGAGAAGATGCGTTGGCCCGCTGGATCACCGAACGCTGCGTGGCTGGGCCTGACAATGAGATGACTACCAATGAGGCGTTCAATGATTTCCGTGACTGGTGCAAGGAAAACAACGAGGGCAAGGGGCGTGACTGGTCGCAGCGTAAGTTCAACGGAGAGATGAAGACGCATGGCTATGAACCCACAAGGGATCGGGCGACACGAACGAAGCGTGTGTTCCGTGGTCTTGAACTTCTCATAGGCGATGAGGACTATATGGTTATCAACGCCATGATCGATGAGCAGTCGGACGATTTCTTTGGCGTTCAGATTAACTTCAAAGCAGGTGAGGAGGATTAACAATGTATGGGAATGATTTTATGAAATACAAAGCCATTCGAGATGCGCTCGATCAGGATGTAGTCGATGTGGTCAATAGCCCTCCGCACTATAAGTCCGGTGGCATCGAGGCCATCGAAGGGATCGAAGCGTCGATGGGTCCGGAGGCATATGCTGGCTACCTCAAGGGCAATATCATGAAATATATGTGGCGCTATGAGAGGAAGGGGAAGCCCGTTGAGGACTTGAAAAAGGCACAATGGTATCTTGGTCGGCTCATCGCTGCGCAGGAGAAAGTGAGCAGCCGAGATTGAAATGCGCACCTAAATGTTGGCGCTGTTGAAAAATAGGTTTACGCGAACGTAAAGTAGATTGAGGGGGCTTCGGCTCCCTTTTTTTAAATCCGTGCACGGTTTGAGATAGTTCGGGCCGGGTTGGTGCCGGGTTTAGGGCCAGATAAAATGGCTGAAATCTAAGGATGTGCCGGG